TACAGCACTGGCTTGACCTCGCTCTGGCGCGTCGCCAGACAGACTGAACACTTCCACTTGATCACTGTCCCCTCCTAAACATGTCCTGCGTCTTGGCGATCTGGATGAGAAGTCCCCAACAGATTCCACAGACCTTACTCGCTCGCTCTTTGGATGGGATCAACTTGCTGCAGTACACGCAGCGGAACTGCTCTTTCTTCATGCCAGCAACCCCAGTGCCAACACGAAGATCATTGCGATTGTCCAGAGGAGCACGACCCACGCCTGTGCAAGTGTGCTCATGAGAACACCTGCAACAGAATCACTGCGGCCGTCCAGATGAGCATCAAGGTGATCGTCAACGCGAAGCGCCGGCGATTAGTCGAGATGCGCTGGTAGCGCTGGAACTCTGACTCGTACTTGATCAGACCATAGAAGTCTGACTTCGGACGGTTGCGATTGTCTGGCGTGGTCGGATCATAAAATCGCTCCAGCCTGCCCTTCACGACACGGCTGAACGTTTGTGGCTTCCTCTTCATGACACCACCTCCAGCGCTACGAGCCAGCCAAGAGCTGCGTAGAGCGCCAAGATGCCGACGAATGCGAACTTGCTGTTCCAGAATCGGTCAGTCATCAGCGCACCGTCGCTGACTCTGCCGCAACAGTCTCAGCCAGTGCGTACTGGATGAAGTCGTGGCGAAGCTGCAGGTTGGTGATCTTCACCTTGACGCTGCCGGTGTCAGCGATCGTCATGCCTCCGAGCTTGTGGATGTGAACGACGATGCCACGCGGAAGGAAGTGGCCATGCTTTGCTGGCACGCTCTTCATTGCGATGTACTTGCCGAGATCCTTGATCATCTTTTTCTCCTCTATCAGGTCCAGCCGTTTGACTGGTTTCCTCCCTGATATGAGAACCATAGGATAACGGCGAGCAGCCGTCAAGCCCCTTTGGGCTGAATATGTTTTATGCAGGGTGTATAGCCCCTGGGTGGGGAGGGTCCACCCAGGGGAGCCGCCTAGGACGGCTGAGTGAAGTCCTCAAGGCTGGTGGCGACGAGGAGCCGAAGGCAGATGCCGCAGATCAGGAAGTCGCTGGACTCCACCACCCAGACCCTAGCGAACATCTCGCACATGTCGCAGCAACCGAACGGCAGCTTGACGACGACCGGCATGATCTACTTGTGGAGGCCGTTGCCGTTGCGGATCTCTTGCTTTGCCTTGCCCACGCCGAACTTCGGATCGTCAGGGTTCAGTGCGCGCACGATGACCTGAAGGCACGCGGCGATTGCACCGGCAAGGATCATGTCGGCTTGGTCTGCATCGAGTTTTGTCAGTTGGCTACCAGTCGCCAAGAGCAGTGCGAGCGCCGTGCCGATGCCTGTTCGGAGCGCTTCAATGATCATCTCGTCAATGCCAGTGTTGCCGACGATCCAGCTCACGGATGCAGTGATCTTTGCGCGCAGTCCCTTCTTGCCGTTGCTGGCCTTCGCAGCGGCGACGAGCGCTGACACGGCCTCTTTGCTCTTGTCATCCCAGTCAACGCGCAGCAGGGCTGCCTCTGCGTCGGCGATGGTGGCGGCTGTCTTAGTGACCTTTGGCATTGCGACCTCCTTAGGATGGCTGATTGGTGCCTGTACGACGATTGTAGGAGCAGGTGCAGGTGCTCTCGCTGGTGCTACCACAGGCACCTCGGTGACCTTGCCTGGATGCGTGACGATCACTACGCACTTGTAGTCGGCTCCAGCCTGCTTGACCTTGACCTTGGATGAGGCGATGGACCGTAGCTGCGCCTCCGTCACCTGCACGCCGAACTGCTCAGACTTCTTGCGATCATCTCGCGTCGGACATGCCCACTGCCAGCCGAGATCCTGCGACCAGCCTGCGCTGGTCATGTGGCCGTAGCCTGCCTTGACGATCTTTGGATCGGTCTTGTTCCAGTACGACTTCCAGACCTCGTGCCACTTTGAGATCTTGACGGCAGGGTCGTAGCCAACTGCCTGTTGCACCCAGATGATCAGCGCGGCGCCCTGCTTGCCTGCCTCCATTGCATCTGCCCACGACTTCGCTGGTCGAGCGGAGCCGCCGAGCACCTTGACGGTCTTGATCAGTTCTGGGAGTGATGAGCCGTTATCCGAGACGCCCTGCTTCTCTTTCCTGCCGGTGGCGGTCGCCTTTGCCGCGACGCCATCTGCCGCGCTGAAGTCAGCGGTGTAGCCAGACGCCCACGACACGGCCGCAGCCGCGCTGGATGGTCCGCAGTCATCTAAGATTGCGCCCTTCTTCTTCTGCGCCTCTGCGTCTGAATAGAGCTGCGACTTGACTCGGTACTGCACGACTACCCTCCGATCTCCTTCTTGACGTGGACTGCGACGGCTCGTGCCGCAGCCTCAAAGCCGAGTGCTGCACTGATCGGATGACCCTCAGTCACTCCCTCGGCGTAGTAGTTGCCATCGTCTGCAAGCTTCCAGAGCGTGCCGCCGAAGGCGCTGTTGTTCTCATTTGGCACGAGTGCGACCCACTCGCCAGGAGCGGTGTCAACGCGAGTCCAGCCCTGCCCTGCGATCTCCTCGATGTGATCGGTGGCGTTCACCATTACTCCCTCCACCTGAGCGGTCCTGTGACAAGCCAGATCAGCGTCAGCCCACCAAAGAGCCACGCCATCGTCTCCTGCGTTGAACCCTCTGGGAGTACCACGACGGCGAACAGGAGACCAAGCACGGTCCATGCGCCGCCTACGAGATCCACGATGATGCGGTTGATCACTTGTTCACCTTCCTTGATGCGGTTGCGGCTGCAGCGACAGCGGCGCTCGCAACTTGACTGATGACAATGGCGACTGCTACCGGTGCCGCCTTCTCCTTCTCGGCAGGAGATAAGTCCTTGCCAAGATTGGCGACGCGACCGATAGTCGCGTCCACTGCACTAGAAACAGCGGCAGCGATCTCGGCAACAGTCTCGTCAATGATACTTGGTGGAGCCGTTGGCTCTGGCGTCGGCTCCACGCTCGGTTCTACACTTGGCAGAGGGGACTGTGTCGGCTCAGGAGTAGGAACAGGAGTGGGATCAGGAGTAGGGGAAGCTGACGGAGTAGGAACTGGCGTCGGCTGGGCCGTCGGCTGTGGTGTGGCAGTCGGTGTTGGTTCTGGGGTCGGCGTTGGTGTTGGCTCAATGCTTGGCTCCTCGCTTGGAGTCGGCTCCGGCGACGGTGTCGGCTCAATGCTTGGTTCAATAGATGGTGACGGCTCTGGCGTTGGAGATGGCGACGGCTCCACAGATGGCTCTTCACTTGGCAGTTCAGATGGGATCGGTGGTGGCGACGCTACAGGCGGCGTCGGATCTAGCACGAGTGGCAGATTGGTGAGCAGCTCGTAGGAGCCGCCTGTAGGGAACGGCTCCTCTGGATGCATGCAGCCTGTTGAGTTGCATGGTCCGAAGCGCCCTGCGCGCAGCCGATAGAAGCCTGCCTCTAAGGAGATCTGGATCAGCGAGGCGTAGGAGACACCGTCGTCATCACTGGAGGCGATGATCGAGCCTGCCGCGTTGTAGAGCCACAAGGCAGAGTCCATGAAGTGACCTGCAGGTGGCGGCGAGCACCAGAGCACGGCTGGCTCGTCGCAGAGCAGGGTGCGAGCGGTGAAGATCGTAGGCTCGGTGACCACCACGAAGTAGTCCCTCGTCTCAGTGACCGTGCGGCTGATCTCGCCATCGGCGCCGCGCACGAGTGGTAGGAAGAGCAGGGTGCTAAAGATGATGCCCAGAAGTGGGAACGCGGCGCGCTTCACTTAGTGAGCAGCGATGCAAGTAGTGGCACCAGCACGCTGAATAGCAGCGCGGCGATGACCACCAGACCTCCCTTGATTCTGTCCACGTCAGATCGGACCTCGTCCAGCTTGCGAGAGTGCGCGTCCATGCGCTCGATCAGATTGTCAATCTGGCGCGGTGTCATGCCTCCTCCAGCGCCTTCAGGCGATCTTCAAGGTTGCTGACTCGGTGCCAGAGCGCCGCGATCAGGGCCGTTGGGTCAATGGTCTCAGGCTTCCCTTCGGCGTCGTAGCCGACCGCGTGCGTCAAGCCGGCATCGTGAATCTCCTCTGCGATGAAGCCGAGGCGCGTTGCGCCGTTCTCATCCTCAATGGTTGACTCATAGTGGCGTGGCTTGACTTTGCGCGCTGCGTCAAGCACCACCTCATCCGCATCAACAATGTTGGTCTTGTAGCGCGCTGAGGATGAGTTGCGGCGAAGTTGATAGTTCGTGCCAGATACAAGCACCCAGATTCCTGCGCTTGATGTCTGCGTTGTGGTAGCAGGTGTGTCGTGCCGTAATCCGTTTGTGCCAGAGAGAGAAATGTTTGTTGCGGCAAGCGCAAAATCACTTTTTAGAAGACCTGCGCTTGCGCGGTACAAGTTCAGGTCGCGCGCTCCACCTGCGCCCCACTCCATCGCTCCGTTGGAGTAAAGCGCAAACCGTGCGGTTGCGTCTCCAGTTGCTCGTGCGGTGAACGCCTCATCCAATGCTGAGGCTCGTTCGGTGGCAATCAAGCCAGTGACGGCTGCGCCAGCGCTTGCTGTGAGCAAGCCAGTGGATGTAGTAGTTCCATCCACTTG